GCCGCCAAACTTGAGCCGGCTTATGACCAATGGCTTAGAGACCTGACAAGCACACTGGGGGCCGCTGCCAAAAAGGGTGGGATACCAAAGGTTCTTGAAGAAGCCAGCCAGGATAAACTAATCGAGTGGTATAAGGACTTCTTCAGGCCAGTATATGAGGAAATGCTGATACTGGGGTTTAAGGCGGGCCAGGGGGCGGCAAAGAAGGATGTGGATTATTTCCTATCTGAAAAGCAGGTTGAGCCAGAGGATATCCCTGTGGCCTGGAGAGAAAAATTCAATGCTCTGGTAGAACTGATGATGACAGAAAGCGGGACGCAGGTCGCCAAGACTACGGTATTGAAGATTAAGAAAATAATCGAAGAGGCCCAGATGGCAGAGCAGCCATTATCTGTGATGCAACTGGCTGAAAAAATCTGGGATGACATGATTGATTGGGCGGGCTGGAAGGCCAGGCTCTGGGCATTTACCGAAACAGCCAAACTTGACAACTTTGGTCAACTCGAAGGGATGAAAGAGGAAGGAACTGAAATGAAGGGCTGGCTGTGTTCAATGCTTCCAACGAGTAGGGAAGACCACATTGAGGCAGATGAACGATATAGCCAGGATCCTATTGCAATATCAGATGATTTTATAATCGGGGGCCAGGCAATGGCCTACCCGGGCGATCCGAAAGCAGGGCCAGAGCAAGTTTGCAATTGCCGGTGCACCCTGCTTCCATATTAGGAGGAAAAACAATGCCGAAACAAAAAATGATCCAAATTAAAAACTTCAGGGCGAAATTCACAGCACCCGATGACGAAGGACACTTCACGGGCTATGCTTCAGTTTTTGAGCTTGAAGACCTGGACGGGGATATTATCAAGCCAGGTGCGTTCAAGAAGACACTGACTGAAAAGAAGAGATTCCCCTTTCTCTGGCAGCACATGGTTATGGAACCAATTGGCTGGGTTGAGATGGAAGAGGATGAGAAGGGGCTCAAGATTACCAATGGGAAACTAATCCTTGATGTCCAGAGAGCGGCAGAGGCCCGGGCCCTGATGAAAGAAGAAGCTATTAACGGGCTGTCAATTGGCTTTGAATATGTCAAGTGGGAAAATATTGATGGCGGAAAAGGGAAGATTGTAACCGAGATAAAACTCTGGGAAGTATCGGCAGTGACTTTTCCGGCCCAGCCAGCGGCGATGATCGAAACGGTCAAAAGTCTTGACATTTCGAAACTCGAAACCGATGATATGGCTGGCGAAGAGAAAAAAGACATGAAAGAAGATATTGACCTCGAACTCAAGTCGGTAATTCCTTATCACGACTATGGGAATGCTGACGAAGGGGTAGAATGGGATGGCGGGAAAGAAGTCCGGGATGCTGATGTTGAGACGCTTAAAAAAATCTGTGCGTGGTATGATTCAGAAAATCCGGATATCAAAACGAGCTATAAACTGCCTCATCATCGAGCCGCTGACCTTAAAGCTGTCTGGCGTGGAGTGGCAGCCGCTATGGGTGCATTGCTTGGGGCCAGGGGTGGGGTTGATATCCCAGAAGGCGATAGAAAAGGCGTATATAATCATTTAGCAAAACACTATAAAGATTTCGATAAAGAGCCTCCAGAGTTTAGTTCTACTGAGCCGCCCGAGCCGGAGAAAACCACTCGGGATACTGAGCCGGAGAAAACCACTCAGTCAGGCAAGATAGAGCAACCACTGAAGGACTCTGAAGAAAAGGAGAAAGAAAAAATGGAAAAGGATGAATTAGAAAGAAAAGAGCTTAAGGAGAAAGTCGAAGGCCTGGAAAAGCAAATTCTGGAAATGAAGGCGTCTGGGTTCAAAGGCCTTGACCAGAAAGAAGAAGACGCCAAGAAATATGAGGCCAAGTTCTGGGAATGGGCCAAGACCGGGAAAGAGCCACCGGAAATGAAGGCCACCACTTACTATCCCATCAATACAGATTCTGGCGAAGGCGGTTATCTTATTCCCCAAAAGCTCTTCGGGAAAATTGTCGAAAAACTGGTTGAGTATAGCCCTATCCGGAAATATGCTTTCGTTAACCAGGTGGCTGGTGATATTGATATAGTGAAGGAAGGAACAGGGATTACCGTCGAGTGGCCAGGCGAAACAGGGACGAGAAATCCATTTACCACTACCGATGAACACTTATTAACTACACAGAAAATTACCCAGCATCCCCAAACCGCCCTCGTAAAAGTCAGCCGGAAAATGCTGGCCCAGGATACCATTGTGAACCTGGAAGATTTCATTGCTGGTCTGGTTGGCCGGTATATGGCCAAGAGTGAAGGGACGAAGTTTGTTCTGGGCAATGGGACTGCTTGCCCGACCGGTTTGTTAAATTCAACCATCTTGACCAGAGTTAACCTTGGCACACATGACACCTTAACATTTGACGATGTGAAAAAAGCCTATTACAGCGTGCCATCTTATGCCAGGTCAAGGGGCGTATGGTGCATGCATGATGACTGGATGTTATTCCTCTCAAAAATCAAATCAGCTGTGACCACCGGTGCCACCCCACAAGAAAATATCAAATGGAACAGCTATGTCTTCGGTGATGTTGTTGGCCCCGAACCAAACACCATTCTTGGCCGGCCAGTCATTTCCTGCCCTGATATGACTTCCGCAATTAGCAGCGGTAGTGAAGACCTGATGATTTTTGGTGATCTCCAGGGCTATTGGATTACAGACAACCCTTATGTTTTTGTTCAGCGGTTAGATGAACTCTATGCTGCTACAGGACAGGTTGGCTTCCTGTTTGAATTCCTGAAGGGCGGATATCCTGTTGACCCGCAAGGTCTGAGAGTATTAGCCAATACCGCAAGTTGACGAATGAACAAGCAGGGGGAGATTGCTCTTTCGGGCGGTCTCCCCTCTGCCTTATCTTTCTTGGGAGCTGAACCGAAATGATGGTGAAGGCAAAGACCGAAAAGCAGAAGATGATGATTGAGAAAATCCTTGATAGATATAACCTTCCAGAAACCTTTGAAGTATCGCAAGAAGAATACCAAAAAGTTAAAGGCATGGTCTATTGCCTGGCCGTGAGACCAGGGGCACCGGAGAGAAAACAAGATGAGTGCTGAACTCTGGACTGAAAACTTTCTTGAACCTGACCAGACAATTACATCTGAAGACTATCAGGGATTTATCAGCCTGGCCGTTGATACCATTGAAGGATTTATCCGGCGGGAACTTGGCACAGAAAAGCTGGCCCAGGGTGTCATAACCGACGAAGAAGCCCAGAACGAAGGTGATTGGTATTATCCGAAGGTCTACCCGATTGTAAGTATTTCCTCTATCACACTTAATGGTGTAACAATCGACACTAACGAAATTGAAATCTACTACGGAGCGATAAGGCGGCCGGTAAACAAGTATTTCCCCACGGTTGCTGGCGGTCTGACTGGAAAAATCAAGATGACCTATACTGCTGGATTTGGTGAAGTGGCAATAAACCAGCTCAAGATGATAGTCATTCAGTATGTCCATTTTGCTTTTCAGAATCTCAAAACCGGCCGGTTTGGCCAGACAAGCCGGACATATCAGGATGGGACAGCCGCCTGGAAATCAGAGCAGGAATATCTGGAAGAAGTAAGAAAGCAAATCAGGCCTTTGAGGCGGGTTGTAATATGAGGTGGAATAATGAACGAAGAAGTGAAAAAACTAATTGAGGCAATAGACGAACTCAGAGAAGAGTTAAGCAAATTAAGAGAAGAATTAGAGAACGATAGAGAGAAAAGAGAAAAAGCAAAAGTAGTGCCAGAATATCCTGTATATCCCTATCCTATATTCCCATATATTCCTGGGACAGGGTGGCCACTACCAGGGGGGCCATATTTCATCAGTTAAGTGAAAAAAATGAGAATCAAGGCAGATTTCAGCGAGGCAAAAAAGGAAATGGCGGCATTATCTAAACTGAGTCCGGAGCTTGAAAAGCAACTTGATAATTGGAAAAACGAATCGGTCAGAGAATTGAAATACCAAGCCAGACGAATGAATAAAGCAGATTGGCGGAAGACCGGAAATCTGGCCAGGTCTATTGGTGGGAAGAAAGGAAGAACGGCTACGGGCCTGAATGTAGTGGTTGGCTCTGGTGTATTCGCTCCAGAGGTGCCGTATGCCTTGATTCAAGAGCTGGGCGGAACAGTCACTCCGAAACGAAGGGATTGGCTGGCTATTCCTTTCAGAGGGATAAAGGGATTCCCAAGAGAGTATCAGGATACTTTCTTCGCCCATTCAAAGCGGGGGAATTTAATTCTTTTCCAAAAACAAGGAAAGGGTAAAAAACCACTCTTTGCGATGAAGAAAGAAGCCAAAGTCCCGGCCTCAAGGTGGTTCAGCTCTGTAATAGGAAAGCAAAGAGAAAAGCTGGCGGCCATGCTATCTGAAAACAATATCCTGGCCAGGCTTGGGGTGACAAAATGAGCTGGCGGAAGGATGTATTGCTGCGGGTAAAGACACTACTTGAGGCCATTGATGGAGTGGCTGGGGTGACAATGCGAATGATGAGCTGGGAAGAAACTAAAGGCTTCCCGTGGCTTATGGTCTTTTCTGGCGGCACTCATGGTGTAGAAAGTTTTTCCTCTCCTCAGAGCTGGAAAGATACAATGGAAGTAATCATTCGGGGATATGTGAAAGAAACAGCCATCCAGGATGCGGTGCTTGAGATGGAAGACCTGATTGAGAAAATAAGGGCAGCCATTCATGATGATTATGTCAGCAATGCCACTGGCTCACTTGGTGTGATGGAACTGACAATGACTCCAGGTGAAGTTAGGGAAACCGATTCTGGGGTGCTGTCAGATGTGGGGCTGGCTTTCTTTGAGCTGGCAATCCCCATTTCGAG